TTAAAAAAGAAGTTTGATTTAGAGCGAATAGGTTTAACACAGGCGCTTAATGTAGCCACAGATGATGAAACTAAACTACGTTTGAGAGCACAGCTAGCCATATTAGATGAGAATGAAGCTTTAGCTAAGAAACTATTGGCTGAGATGGAAGCTGCGGATGCATTAAAGAAATTGGCTGAGGCAGCCTTATTAGCAGCAAACGCTTTAATGTCATTTGATCCAGCTAAATTTAGAATGGGCGAAGAAAAATCTATGCAGAATATACCTGATGTATTTGATAGAGCCCCAGCAAGTACTTTAGATCCATTACCATCATTCGCAGGTGGATTTGATGTGGGTAGGTTTAGAATGGGCGAAGAAAGATCTATGGTAGTGACAATAGATACTGCTCAAACTGGCGATAAATTTGCACAATTAATTGCTGAAAGCATACAGGTCGCTAATAGATCAGGTTATAGCACAGTACCAAATGGGTTTATAGTATGACAGTACCTGTAGTAAATGCTGTAATTAACTTTAGCACTGGCCCTGCTTTTGCACAGGCTATGATACTTGACCAAGGTATCCTAGGCACAAACGTATTGGCTGACTCCGCAGCTGTAATTGTAGATGTATCAGATCGTATAAACAGAATTGAAACTACTAGAGGCCGTACTGCACTAAGTGATTCATTTCAAACAGGTACGATGACTTTACGTATAGTAGATCAAAATGGTGAATTTAACCCACAGAACCCAGCCAGCCCATACTTTACATTTTTAACACCTATGAAAAAAGTGCAGATAACTGCTACCTTTAATAATGTTACTTATCCTGTATTTTCAGGATTTATTACAAGTTACGTTACAACCTATCCAGATAACTCATCTTTTGATGATGTAGCAATAACTACTATACAAGCTGTAGATGCTTTTAGATTAGCCCAGTTAGCCCAGATAAGCACTGTTACTGGTGCTAGTGCTGGTGATCTATCAGGTACTCGCATTAATAAGATATTAGATGAAATTGACTGGCCTATTTCTATGCGTGATATAGATACAGGTTTAACTACATTACAAGCAGATCCAGGTACTAATCGCACAGCATTACAAGCTTTAACTAATGCCACTGAATCAGAATATGGCGCATTATATGTAGATGGTTATGGATCATTTGTATTTCAAGATAGAGCGGTAACTGTTGGATCTATTGCTGGCACACCTACAGTCTTTGCAGATGATGGCACTGGTATAGATTACTTTAATGCATCCTGGATATTAAACGATGTACTAGTATTTAATAAAGCGACCATTACTAGAGTCGGTGGTACTGCCCAGGTAGCGACAAATCAAGCCAGCATAGATAAGTACTTTTTACACAGTTATTTCTTAAATAATCTTTTAATGGAAACCGATGCAGTAGCCCTAGATTATGCCCAGGCTTATGTGGCCAGTAGAGCTGAAACCTCTATCCGATGCGATGCCATAGTCCTAGACCTATACACCCCTAATTACGATGCAGGTGTAGTAGCAGCTTTAGACCTAGATTTTTTTGATCCGATCACAGTGCTTACTACCCAGCCTGGTGGATCGACTATAGAAAAAACTTTGCAGATTTTTGGCGTGAAAATGAATATCACCCCAAATAGCTGGAAAACAACGTTCACGACACTAGAGCCCGTTATAGATGCATTTATCCTAAATAATAGCATTTATGGCACTTTAGACTATAATGTCCTAAGTTACTAAGGAGTAGAGATGGCAGCAGGTTTAGGGTTTAAGGATTTTGTTACAGGTGAGGTATTAACCGCATCCGATGTCGATGGTTATTTAATGCAAGGTATCTGGGTGTTTGCCGATGCCACAGCCAGAGATGCAGCTGTTACATCACCACAAGAAGGTAACTCATGCTACTTAAAAGATACCGATCAGGTTTTAACTTATAGCGGAACTGCGTGGGTAGCTGTAGGTGGATCTGCCGCTTTTAGTGGCTGCTCGGTAACGCAAACAAGTGCTCAAACATTAACAACATCTGTGGACACAGTAATTACATTTAATGCAGAAACTTTTGATACAGATTCTTATCACAGTACAGTTACAAACACTGGTAGAATTACAATACCATCAGGTAAAAATGGTTTTTATAGATTTTATTTTACAATAGGATTACTTGCTCAAAGTAACGGCAGAAGGATGTGCTCGCTTAGAAAAAATGGTAGCAGTGTTTTATTTACAGTTGAAACATCTGAATTAGGTCAAAACTTTGTTCAACCAACATTGACCAGCACTGGTACAGTGGAGTTAGTTGCCACAGACTATTTAGAGTGTGTTTATTACCAAGACAGTGGTAGCAGCATAAATACAAACGGGACGGCTGATCGTGTTAATTTCGGCGTTCAATACTTGGGGGCATAATGAGCTTATATAATAAAATAATTGAAGAATATCCAGAATTAATAAATGAGGATTTTGTTCCTTCGACTGGATCAATACATTTAAGAGATGACAGTGATGGATTAGGTTCTTATATTGCTAAATGGGAATATAGCAAACCATTACCAGATGGATTAACTGTAGGTAAACCAAGTTCTTAAATGAAACCAAGATTATGTGCAGCTGGTGTGCAGTTAAGAGATCAGATTGATACCTGGTATCCAGATCGCCGCACTGCCAGTGATGGGTGGGTTGGTGATGCTCGTCATAGCGCCACCAAATCGGATCATAATCCAGACAAATCTGGGTGTGTCAGAGCCCTTGATGTGGATTCTCGCTTGGATTCATCCGAAGGGATCTCAATATATCTGGCTGACCAGATCAGAAAATGTGCAAAAACCGATAAGCGTATATCTTACGTAATTCATAATGGCAAAATAGCAAGCAGAATACTTAATTATAAATGGCGCACTTATAGAGGTTTTAATAAACATATAAGGCACATCCATATCAGCTTTACAAAGTTAGGCGACAAAGATGGCAGACCTTTCGATATACCACTACTAGGGGGAAAAATATGAAAATATCAGAAAAACAAAAGGCAGTACTTAAATCCTATTTTAGAGGGGTTTTAGTATCTTTCTTAACTTTCTTAGCAAGTAATGAATTAGGTTTAGATCCAGCCGTATCTGTAATTGTTGCAGCTTTGGCTGGCCCAGCAGCTAGGGCTTTAGATAAATCCGATACAGCTTATGGCGTCGGTGCAGATGAAGCATGACAGTAGAATCTTGGGTCGCTATCGCCGTTGGCGTATGCGCCATCTCTACAAGTTTGTTAGTGGGTCTGCGCTTTCTTATTAAGTCTTACCTATCCGAACTTAAACCTAATTCTGGCAGTAGCCTGGCAGATGCTGTTAATCGAATCGATCAGCGCAGTTTAAGATTAGAAGAGCGTGTCGATGATCTCTTTACTATCATAAGTAAGCGACAATAGCAATATGGCAACTAAACGCAAACCTAAGAAAAAAATGGTGCGTAAGCGCAGGACTACTAAAGAGCCTGTCTTAACTAAGTTAGATTATTGGGCTATTGCAGCTAATGAGGTTTACAAAGCCTGCCGTAAGAATGGCATGGATGAATCTACAGCTCTAGCCTTTGCCATGGATCGGACAAGCTACCCAGACTGGATAGTTGATACTACAGATCCTATTAAAGATCCCCTAGATGATTATGAGGAAGACGATTAAGCGCATAGCGTTTGTCTCAGATCTGCAAGTTCCTTTTTTTAATGAAGCAAGTGTCAAATCAGTAGGCCGTTTTTTAGCTAAGTGGCGTCCTCATAGAACTATCTGCATAGGCGATGAAATTGATCTACCACAGCTAGGCGGTTTTAATGCTGGCACTATTGATGAGATGGTCGGCAACATAAATGACGATAGAAAACAAACACAAGAAGTATTAAGTTACTTAGGGGTAACAGATGTCCTGGGGAGTAATCATGGAATCAGACTCTACCGATCAATTAAAAAAAGACTCCCATCATTTCTCAACCTACCCGAAATGCAGTATGAGCGTTTTATGGGATATGACAAGCTCCAAATTAAATTTCACCCCTTTGGGCTCGATTGGGCGTCAGGCTGGACAGCCATTCATGGTGACTCTTTCCCTCTTAGCCAAGTACCTGGACAAACGGCCTTAAATGGGGCTAGAAGACTTGGTAAAAGCGTGGTGTGTGGGCATACCCATAGATTAGGCCAGTCGGCCTTTACAGAGGCATCCAGAGGCCAATTAGGGCGTACTGTGTGGGGCGTTGAGGTTGGCAATTTAGTAGATTTGAGCAGTTCAGGCATGGCGTATACAAGGGGCTATGCAAACTGGCAACAAGGCTTTGCCGTCGCCTATGTATACGAGCGTAAAGTCCAGGTCATAACTGTGCCTATTAACGCCGATGGCAGCTTTATAT